TCGCAAAGTTTAATATCTCCATCATATTTGTATTCCTTTCCAACTTCGTACTGAAATCCTTTGCATTTTAGCCCTTTTTCAAATGCTTTGTAGCCTTTGATTATTTCATTCATAGTAATTAAAATAGATTATTAACTTATTAGATTTCAAAATTAGGATTACCGTATTTTAAAATTATTTCCTCATAAAATTTTCTATCCGCTTTTTTTATCGTATGAGCTTTTCTGAAAAGTTCTTTTAAAATTCCTTGTCCGTATTTTTCCTGCAATCTTATGGCATAGATTTGCATATTGCCGTTTTGGAAAATGTTGCAACTACAACATTGACAATGGCAGTTTTTCTCATCGTATCGAGTGTTTAGGTGTCTTCTGGACATATAGTGTCCGTTTTGGGATTCTTTTAATCCGAGTATCTTTCCGCAAGTGAAGCATACCGCGTTATCCCTAATTCTAATCCACTTGCTAAATACATTGTCCGCCTTTTCCTTTAATTTTTTTAGTGTTATTTTCTTTGGTTTTTTCTTTTTCATCTAATAATTATTAAGTGTCAATTATTTTTATTCCTTCGTTTTTTAAATTGTTTATGTATTTTTTAGCCGTCTTTAAATCATCAAACTCAACATCAACCCAATAATACGGAGATATGTATACAGAAAAAGGATAACTAACGCGACATTCCTGAATAGTCTCCCACTTTTTTATTATTTTTTTCCTAAAAAATCCGGTCGTTACTTCTACTAACTTCTGCGGATAATATATACGTTCGATTTCGCCTGACGACTTTGAAACCCAGCTTTTTTCTTTAATTCGATACTGGCACATAATTTTTATTCTTAAATATTTTTATTAATTGCTTTTTCTTCAGTGAATAAAGCCCGCTTTTTTTCTTCATCTTCGGTTTTAGAGCATGGATAAGAGCGAGACGTGATCCGACATCAACAGTCTGTAGTCCACATATTTTTTTGTAGTCTTCGTAAGCTGAAATATCTAGTGTGCGTTGCATAATTTTAATCTAGCGTTTTTTATAGCTTCGTTTTCTTCCCTAATTTTCTTTCTGCCTTCTTTCGTGGAACAATTTTTACAATACATCTTACATTTTCCACTAGCGTCAGCTCCGTATCTATCACCGCACCAGAGGCACTCACAAATAGTTTTTAGCGCCGGAGCGTCTTTAGCGATAGTATCGCAAACCATATCGCCCATTTTTATATATCTGGTCGTCCCCGCTACCCTTGTGTAGTTTTTTTTGTCCATTTTATTTATTTAAATTTTTTATAGCTTCCACGAAATTACAACTGTGTAAGTGCATATATAAATCAATTACCGAACCGGATGACTGGCAAGAAAAACAGTAATAGAAATTTCCCTTGCAATATAAACTAGGCTTCTTATCATCGTGAAAAGGGCAAAGAGCAAAATTTCTTTCGTTAATTTCCAGTAAATTTTCAATCGGATAAGTTTTGGCTTTTTCTATCATCTCGTCAGTTATACCGCCCTTTTTTTGCAGTCCTGAATAACTGATGCTCATCTGTATTTTTTTAATCTTTTCCAAAATGATGGACATTTCTTCTTTCAACGATTCTCGGCAAAAATTAAATTGGTAGGCTTGGATATATTTTCCGTAAACGGCCATACAATTATTTTTCAAAATATCCAAATATCTGTTTCCACAATCTTTTTTAAATTCCTGAGGAATAGTCTTTGACCATTCAGCAATATCCCTGTTTGTCTGCACCATTGACCTCTTCCATTCTTTTTCTGTTTCAGAAAAATATATCTCTAAATCGTGTTCCTCTTGGTCGTCAAACTCGCATAAATCATACTTTCTCGCCAAAGAGAGGTACCCTGGGATTTTCCTTAACGCTTCCTTCGCCAATGTATTCATAAAATTTATTATTCTCGTAAATTAAATCGATATTTTTTTCCATCGTTCCACTTTCCCTGTGGACGGCCACTGTCAGCCTGGACATATCCCCGTAAACCTTGTTGCCGTCTTTGTCGGTGTAAAATGAGCGGGTCATAAAAAACACTCCGTCACTATCTTGGGCGATAAAAGAACTATCCCGAAGGTCGTCAATATCAGGCACTTTGTCATCCAATTTCACTTTCCGAAGATGCGCCAAAAGAAATATAACCACATTATGTTTAACCGCCAGTTTTTTAATGTACCGCACTATCCGTCCAACCTCCCAAGAGGGGTTATGAGAAGCTAAATCCACAATAAAATGCAAATGGTCAATAAATACTGCCTGAATACCGTATTTTAATTTGGCCTCGTAAATTCTATTTTCTATCCAGTCCAAATCCTTGTCGGCCAAAGTCTGCGGCATAAAAAATAAGGTCTGTTTGGGAAACTTCCGCAAAAGCTGTCGAGTAGGCATTTCGTAGGAAAACCAAAGGCTCATTATTCCCTTGTCGTGGAAGTTTTTAGTCAGGGTCTGGGCGAAAGTAGTCTTGCCATTTTTAGTCTTGCCGGAAATAACAATCATTTCACCACCTTCAAATCTCTCAATGTAGTTATCTAACATCGCAATACCGCTTTTGAAATTGATAGGGTTTTCCGGTTGTGCGTCTATCTTTTTTTGCATCTCCTCGGAACTCACAACCTTGTCAAAGCGGTCATATTTCAAAAACTTTTCTTCTTGTTCTAAAATTTTGGAAACTTTAGAAAAATCGCCATTCTTTTCCATCTTTTTTTATTGTGTTAGTTTTTTTAATTTTATTTTTTTCCAATTTAAAATGTACCATCATTGATTCTGTGTAGCACAGTAATGGGTTAAAATCTTTCTCCCTGGCAAACTTATTATTTCTTAGAAATTCCAAAAAATCATCCATTGTTTTCCCATATTTTTCTACTTTCGGTATTGTGAGCGCAATTAATTTTCTGGCTTGCGGGTTTTTATCTTCCTCAAGAAATGAATAATCTGCCCCTGTTTCCTTTTCTGCCATAGCTCGGTGTTTTTTAATCACGTAATCAAGTTGGAGTAATTCTTCAAAAGCATTTTCTTGACTCTTGGTCTTTTTAACAACCATAGGACTATTACCAACTTTAACTCTCTTAGCATTTACCCAACCGCTATGAGTATTTGGTTTTTTTCCAGTCTTTGGGTCTAAAAGTTTTTCTCTCTCTGAGAGAGATTCTCTTCTATTCTCTTCTATTCTATTCTCTTCTGTCGTTACATTTGTAACACTATCCGTTACATTTCCGTTACATTTGGCTTGTTCTTGCTTTTTTTCTCTGTGTTTAGCCACTCTCTCCGCTACTGTCATTGCTGTTTCTTGTCTTTTAATCCAATTTAAAATTGCGATACTTCCATCTTCACCCACTTTAACCATATTTAACCTTTCTAGTGTGACTAAACAATTAAGGGCTTTATCCCATTCGTCAGTATCATAAGGATTAAACTTGATGCCAGATTTGGTTAATAAGTCTTCTTTGTCTAAAAACCTTATAACCCCATTAGTTTCTGTTGTGCTAGAAATACACAATAATGTAATCCAAATACTTCTTTCTTGCGCTGTTAAAGAACCAATTTTGGGGTCAGCAAGATATTCAGCCCCATAAAACTTAAACCATTGATTTGCCATATTTGTTTTCTCTTTCAGGGGGTAGCACTAGAGGGAACTACCCCTTGAAAAATCTCTAGTTTGTTTATTCCATTACGTACGCTGGCCAAGGTGGAAGACTAACCTCCCCTTTTGTTCTTTCAATCAATATCTGATTGAAATTTCTGTAAACTATATCTATCTGTCCGGTTTTTTTAAGTTCAGTAGTGCTTTTTGTTCCAAAAAGAGCTGTTTGCAGTTTCTTCCAAAGCATTTTTAGGTTTTCCGGCGTGGCCTCTACTTCGTAACCGTCTTTCACGATGTCGTTTATGGTAATGCCTTTTTCCAGGCACTCGTCAGATAATTCTTTCATAAGTTTGTGAAGGGAACGATTTTGCGCCAAAGTTCTTCGTGATTCAATGTTTTTTATGTCTTCAACTTTAATTCCTAAAGATTCGACAGCTTTTTTTGCCGCTTCCTCCCCCTCGTGGAGAGTGGTAAAATCATTCTCCACGAGTATTTTAATTTCAAATAATCGCTTCATTAAAATGGAACATCAGCTAGTTTAACTTCTTCTTCCGGCTTAACAATCTTTGAGTCAAACGGGTCTCCGCCGGAAAATAGAGCATTGAGATTAACTGGGTTTTCAGAGATAAGTTTCTTTTCATCGTCAGTCAATGGTTTAGGAGGAATAGCAATAGTGGTGTATCGGCGTTCTTTTCCTTGACCTGTTCCTGTTATAGCGAGGTCGTAGTTTTTTGGGTCTCCCCAGTCTTCACTGTTAAAATAACTTTCTATCTGCTTCATAACTCCAGATTGAGTTATGGTGACGACTTTGATTAAGTTGTCCCAACGGTCAATCGCTGTAAAAGCCAAGAATGGCTTTACTGAATAAGAACCGTCATCTTCCAGTCGAACGTCAGCTGGTTTTTCTTTTGGAGCGTCTTTTAGTCTCACCGGCTTGTTCTTTCCGTCTTTATCTTTTGTCCAATATTCGAATCCGAATATTGCGTCGCTAATGACCCTGAATTTAATTTGTCCGTCTGTTGGCTTCAGGTACCTACTTGGTGCTTTGGGTACTTCGTACCCTTTTGGTAAAAATGCCATATTATTTGCGCCGTAGCGCTTTAAATTAATTAACTACTGTTTCAAATGAACGGCCTCCACATCTTTTTTCCCAGTCTTCATTCATCGCTTCAATTTCTTTCAGTTTTTCAAACTGATTCCACTGCTTATCAGTTCCGATGTAGAGTTGCCATCCCTCTTCGTCGGGGCCTCCATCTGCTAGTCCCGCTTCCATAGCGAGTTCATATTCTTTTTTCATAGAGTTTTAATTAAATATTTAAACGATTATGTTGTCAGTTTTTTTGTGTTCGCTTTTGAGAGAGAAAGTTATTGTCTGTCCTGTTGGAAAAACTATTCTTAATGCCTGATTGTCTTTTCGCATAAAAAGAGTTGTGCCAAAAGTTACTATTTCTTCAGGAAGCTTTACGACATCATAATCCGGCCAGCGTGGTTTTTTCTTTTTCTTCATATATTTATAAAATTCTGATAATACGGGCAGTCTTGAGTCTTTGTTCCGGTGTTGTAGTAACAAGTTGCCGTGGCTATGTCCATTTCGTTCAGTTTTTCGTCAAACCATTTTTCTACCGCTTTGGTGTCTTCGTCTTTTTCAAAACATCTATAAGTTCCGTCTCCTGGAATTCCGTAACCGTAGCGGTTATATAACCCTTGTTCTTGACACTTGGAGTAATTATTCTTTCCTCCTGAACTTTCCAGTATTATTATTTTTTTTACTATTTCGGCAGAAGCGGGAAGGATTTTATTAGTTTCCTCCCCGACACTCACAGATTCGAGTTCCCCAGCTTGCACCAAGAAGTCGTTATCCGCATTGAGTGTTTCTGCTTCCACCGTATTCAAAATCTCTACAGTCTTCGGAGTAAACCAATCAATTCGGCTGATACTATCCAGAGCAACATCAAGAGTCCATATAAAACCGACAAGAGCAAAGACACTGTAAATAAGCATTGTGCGTTGTAATTTCTGCGTTCTTCGTTTGTAATAATTGATTGTTTCATAATTGTGTTTTTGCATTTTTGTTTTTGTTTTCCACCCAAAAGCTAAGTTAATTATTTATACTCGATTCTTAAATTCTTAATATTCAGCTTGTCTTGCCAGTTTAGAAACTTGGCGGCTTCCTCGACTGATTCAAAAAGTTCAGGTTGAAGATTATTCAGGAGGCAGTATTGTTCTTTGGATAATATTTTTTTCATATTTTTTATTTTTAAAATTAAAAAACGCACGTTTTTCAACGTACGTCTATTCCGCATTATATTGAGTTCTAAGGGTGGTCTAAAGCACTAGGTACATATTGGGCTTCTTACCACTGCCACAGGCCTTAGAAATCAATTTTAGGGCTGTACGTTGAAGTCTATACGCTCCTCGGTCTAGCAAATGACACTTTCACTAACTAGGCTAATGAGCGTATAGATATTTTGTAGAGTTTTTAATGAGCTTAACCCTAGTATACTCCCTTATTTTTGTTTTGTCAAGTTTTCCGTATATTTAATTTTCATTTCGTCTAATATCTGATAAACTCTCACCCTTGAAATATCATATATTTTGGCTAGTTTACTAGCTGAAACACCCTTTTCGTAGAGGTCGATTAATTCCTTGTTTCTTTTCATGTCTTTGGTCTTGTCCATATCTGTTGTAAAATTTACTTTACCGTTTTATTACACAGTGATTATAAATTATATTTCAAAATAAAGCAAGTGAAAAGTTATCCACACCCCTACTCTCCCACAAACTGCCGATGTCTATTGTGTAATTCCACATTGGTCATTAGAGTGTAAATATAAGAACTTTTTAAGTCAGAGTGTCCAAGAATATTTGATACATCAGAATTACACCCTCCCCTCTCTACTATTTGGTGTCCCATATGATGTCTAAAAGAGTGAGCATTCATTGTTGGAATTTTTGCTTTCCAGCTGTAATTTCTTAGCATCGCTCCTACTCCCTTAACGTCTAATCTTCTTCCAGCGACATTAGTACAAAGGGAAATAAAAACAGCATTATTATCTTCCCTAGAAATTCTTTTTTCTTCAATCTGTTGTCTTCTCGCTAACCATTTTAAAATATTATTGTTAGTTTTTTCTGTCCAAAAAATTTCTCTTATAGGTCTTCGACCTTGGGATTTTTCCGTTTTAATAATCGCCTTTTTATTTAAAAGGTCTAGGTCTTCAATATCTAGTGAACATATTTCACCATTACGCGCGCCAGTATCCCACAAAAGATTTATAATCGCCTTGTTCCTTATGTGTCTAGGGTCGCTATTTTCAGGGATAATATTTAAAAGCTTTTCATATTCTTCTTGAGTAGCTATTCTAGGTAATTTGTAACTAGGATTGGGAATAGGGATTAGAGCGGGATTTAAAACTGGTATTCCTTGCATAGAAAAAAACTCAAAAAGGTTTCTGATCGCTGCCGCGCGAGGGATAAAAGAATTATCGTCCCAACCGATATCCTTTAACAGATTAAAATAATTCATTACTTCACCTAGCGTTATGCTTTCTATCTCACAATTTCTACAAAACAGAGCAAACTGACGCAGAATAAAGACATAACTCCTATTAGTCCCTGATTTACATTTCAAAGATTTCCATTGAGAGAATCTTGTGATTGCTTCTGATAGTTTCATAAAATTGAAACCCCCAGTCTGGTAGGAAAGGGGGTTTCTAAGAAATGCCTATCTTTAAGCACTTCGATATTATTATACCATAGAATCCCCTGCTACCAGACAGGAGTTGAATTAACAGTCCAGAATAGCAAAAGCCGCCTGATTGTCAAGCGGCCTCACTGCTAATCAACCCTACTATGTTACTTAGTGGTTCTAGCCAATAGGTTCGTTGGTCATAAACCTCAAAACGACATCAGTGACTGATTTTATAATTAAGGCTACTCCCAGATAAGGGGTCGTATCTGTATCAAACAATAACACCGCCCCAAGGACACCTTGGATGATGGCGATCCAAAAGACTTTTGATTTATATATTTTTTTCATTGTTTTCTTTGTACAAGGCGATAAGAGAAATGACCAGTTTCCCAATTAGGTGCTTTAACTTTTTTCTCATAGTAATTAATAGGTCTTTCCACTCCTCCGTATGGGTCGAGGATAATGTTTTTACCATTCTTTGTTTCACGAATTATAAAATGTTGTTGTTTCCCGCCTTTTATAGAAAAATCAACCTCCTTGATTGACGGACTCCAAGACGGGGGTTTGTTTATGTTAGTTTCTTTTCCGTAGTAGTTAAGGTTTAGAACTTTGGCGGCTTTTACCGAATTAATCATATCCCCATAATAAACGCCATTTTTAGTAAAAATCTTATCTACTTCTTTTGGGGTTTTTCCTGCCATATACGCCCAACAAAAAAGATGACAAGCGAAATTGTGAAAACTTGAAGTCTTCACTTTCCCCAGATACCAACCGTCATATTTTTTATCGAGTTGATTTTCTATTACCATTGTTGTGTTCTTAACGAATTATATTGTCTGGTTTCAAGTTCAAAACTCAAAGCTATTTTCACCATTAGCGTCAGAAATAAGATGAGCGCTAAAAGCGAGACTAAAATCCATTTGTTGATACTCAATAAATTGAGAAAAATTATTAATACGATTTATCAATACTACTCAGTTAGGAGTGCGTTAGATAAAAAGCAATATTAGACCCAAGGGGTTTTGTCGCCCATCATAGACGTTTTGTTCCTTGGGTGGATGATTAGTCCGTGTCCTTGGCGACATTAAACAACCATAAGGAAGTTGTCACACAAGAACGTGCCTCGTCAGGCAAGCCGATATAACGTGATATCCGTTTATACCGACCATTTAAATTCCCAAAAGAATATACCGGAGGGGAACCGATATATTCATTTCGAAATTCAACCCAACTGAACCTGCATAGGTCTGCATAGATATGCCTAGGTAGATTCGGGTGGAGCCAGAACCGAAGTTCTGGCGGTGGCGTTTACGCCTTGAGAGGTCTGGTGCAACCAGGGCATTGAATGACCGTGCAAACGTATGGATAAGTGAACTTTCATACAGTGTGGCAGGGTTCGCATTCAAACCGCCCGACGAATGGTGTAGCCTTCACCGCACTCTGGACAGAGCATTTTGTTGCCTTTTTTTTCGAGCCTCGTATTGCAGTCATCGCATCTTCTCCCTGGCCTATCGGAACGCATAGGCGCTTGGTATCCAATACCGATTTTGTTTACGGTTCCGCAAGACGCGCAGGTCTCTAAACATCTTTCTATTCCTGTGACCATCGCGCCGCAGCATACGCACTTCGTCCAAGCCATCATGTACTCCTTTCAAAAAGTCCGCCACTATTTTTATGTAGAAATTTTCCGACTGGCGGTCGTATGGGATTAACTTTTCCAAATCCGAATGACAGTCCCGACAGAGATAGACTATTTCAGAATTTTCTCTAAAATGTCTTCTTGGCAGGACGTGGTGGCGGGTCAATGGCTTTTCAGCCAGACACTTTGGACAGATACCTTTTTTCATCTAGCTCCTCCCACAATGGGTACAAGCTCCGGGGTCGTCGTTTGACCAGCAGTGGTCGCATCGGTGGACGGTTGAATCGCAAATCCGGCAATCTGGTTGGTCGCATTCCAAACAATCCAGAACAGCTTCACCGAGTTCGGGGGTATCGGTAACTATTTTGTCCATTTTCAGCTCCTTTTAAAGAACATACCTACTATTTAATAATCTGACTAATTAGGAACCATATAACAGTTATAAGGAACCCGATTAGAGAGGTTATGGCCGTCCACATCACTTTAGTGATAAAGTTTTCCAGTCTATTTACTTCTGATTTGTCAGCTTTATTTTCTAAAACAACGTCGAGTTTTTTGTCGATTTTGTCTAGTTTTTCCTCCATTTGTTTTATCTGTTCGCCTCTAGTGGCACAGGTTATATGAATTTTATTAAATTGTTGTTGTGTTTCTTTGTCGCACATTTTTATAATCTTATCCAAGCCCCCATAAAGGAGCTTGAGAAGACTACGCAGGGTCGGCAATCGACATCTTGAACGCCGGAGAGTTCCAAGTCTGAGCGGTTGTGACCGCTTGGGAAGTAACAGCAGTTGCTGCTAAAAGAGTCGTTCCGTCATCAAGCACAGCATAGGTTACCGTTCCGTTTGCGGATGGGGTCATTCCTGTTTGCGCGCCGATAGTGATTTTTCTTCCTGAAGTGTCGTCAGCGATAACATAATCACCATTGCCGTCTCCGGCGGTGAGAGTTACCGCCACCAAAGCCACGGCTGCTATTCCGGCATAATTAGCCGGCTGAGAAGAACAAAAAGTGAGGTGGGTTGAGGTTGCCAATTTGTCTAACGCCGCGTCTATTACGTCATTGTGAAATTCTTTTGCCATTTATTTATTTTACGTTCTTAAACCTTTCTTCTAGCCCGACTTTATTAAGGAAGGTATCGGCGTTATAGCCTATCTCTTGATTAATTGGATTGGTGCATTTCAGCACATACCTATCTCCAGCGTCGGAAATCTGAAAATGGTTTTCAGCGATTTTTTTAGCTATCGCTTCTTTGTCTTTTTCGGAAGCTTTGTGGTAGTCCCAAACCAGTCTGTCTACTTTTGCCATTTATTTAATTTAATTATTTAAGACCTTCGTGCATCGCTACTATTAGACTGATAATCTCTCCTAATTGAGCTTCGGTGAAATTTGATGGGCGGACCAAGTCAATGTTTTCTATCGTTGATGTACTCACACTATCCGCTATTTCAAATGTACCGCCTGCAAATTCAAGAGTGATATTTTCAATTGTTGGGGGACTGTTGCAATCTTGTATTTCAAATGTTCCGCCGTTAAAAATCAACTCTACATTTTCTGCCGAAGAACCAGAAACGCTATCAGCTATTTCAAATAAACCACTGGCTTGAGCTAAAGTAATTCCTTCAACGCTTGAAGTTGAAACAGCATCGTCAACTTCGAAAGTACCCTGAAAGATTAAATCAATGTTTTCAATCGAACTAGCACTCTCAGCGTTAGCAATAATAAAATCTCCGCCATCCTGAGATAATTCTATGTTTTCAATACTTGACCCACTCTCTGCATTTGCAATCGTGAAAGTCCCATTAAAAATAAGAGTTATTTCTTCAGCCGATGAAGTACTTTCAGCGTTTGCGATTGTAAATGTTCCACCATTAAATTCTAAGACTACATTTTCCGCGGTTGAAGCTGAAACGCTATCGGCAATAGCGAAAGTTCCGCCTGCTTGTGCTAAATCAATATTCTCCGCTGAAGAAGCGGAAACTGCGTTATCGATTGCAAACTCACCAGCTCCTGATTCTAAGGTTATATTTTCAATGGAGGATGTTGAAGAAGCATCTGCTATTATAAATGTATAAGAAAAATACTCATCCGCTCCAATATCCCAATCATCTCTTGTTTCTCCGTCAATATCATCTGTAAAAGCGAAATCATCGTCAGCACTTAAATCAGTTCCGTTTCCGATTGCTCCTGTGTCGGTAGAAGCTAGATGGTAGCCATCTGCTGCGAATGTCACGCCTGATGTAGCGTTGTTGGTTTGATTGTGGGTTTCTGTTCCAGCACCAGAAGAATAAATATTAGTTGTGTTGCCCTGAAAAATGCAGTTTTTGGAATTAACAGTAACTGTCATTCCAGCCCCGCCAGTATATAAATTTATTCCTTTAGAATTATTTGTTGCTGTGCAATTATATAAATAATGTGTTGCGGAACCTGCAGCACCACATACCGCATTAAATCCACCAGATTGAACATTGTTGCCAGTTATACCAGTAGCAAAACAATTTATACATTTAACTGATGAACCGTTGTAATATCCTAAATTAAATCCTATTATAGCTGAGTTAGTTCCATTGCCAGAACAAGAATAAGGTGTGCATCCAACAAATTCTGTATTATAAGTTTGGTCTAAAAACGCAATTGCTATTAAGTTATTTGTTGTCCCTGAATCAGAAACACTTGCAGCAATGTCGTGTATTTTTACATTTTGCTCCCCGCAAGAAAACATTACTGTCGTAGTATTTACTGTTTTAACAAACCTCACCCCACTTGTTGGCGTGCCTCTTTGACCACTCGCCGCTCGAATCACTCGAAAATAACTAGCATTAGTAGTTGCTCCTGACAGCGTTACACTGCCAGCGTGAACACCCGCCGCACAAGTCAAAACTTTGCCTTTTGTCGCTGTGACTAAATCCGTGTCAGTTGCATCTTCCCAAGTAGCCAAAGACGTATAATCCGCACCACCTGCGGAATTATAAGTCTCTTCATCATAACTTGTTGGTAATCGTCTTGCACTAGCCATTTTTTTCAGATTTATATTTAAAACTTCCTTTATGCTTGTCTTTAACTATTGCTACTTTTTCAGTCATATCAATAGTAATGTCTTTGAAAGGTTGATAAGTTTCATCAGGGTCTTCAATTTTAGTCATATCTAAAGTTGGAAGCCAACCTTTTTTTAGTAAGTCAAAATCAAACTGATATTTTCGTTTTCCAATAACTGCTGGTTGTTCTTCTATATCAAAAGTTTCCACTCCTCCCTCATAATAAGGAGAGCACATTTTTCTTGCTTCTTCTTCGGTTATTCCGTCAACTACAACGTGAATAAAACCTTTTTGTTCCATTGCTCCCCAAGTGTGAGGATAAGGCTTATAAGCGATAATGTCGCCTTTTTTACTTCGCTTATGTCCAGAAGCTAAGTCTTCTTGGTCGTAAGCTCTGACTGCAAATTCAAATTTCATATTTTTAAATTAACCTATTATTTGAACGGTTTTAGTTGAGATAGTAGCTCCACTTAATTTCTTAACCACGGTAATAGTTGGATAAGCTGTTTTGTTGACTTCTACTGTGTCGTAGTTTCCATTGATTGCTGAAATTATATCGTCTTGCTTGGCTTCGGTGGCGGGATTTTTAAGAATACCGTCAGCTCCGATAATTTCAGTGACAGATACTTTCAGCTCATCATCAAAAGACATATTATCTATGTCCTGAGATGTGTATTTAGTTGTTGGTATATCAACCATTATTTATAAAATTATCTGAATTATTTACGATTATCGCAGTCGGGCAATTAACACATTCTATATTCTGATCGTCTAGTTTTCTCCAGACGTGCTTTACGCATTGGGTTACTCCGCGTTTTTTAATATCGTCTATGTGAATTCTGAAGACTTCTTTTTCAGGGGATTCTTCCGGTTCTTTTTTGAATGATTTTTTTTCCATGGTTGTATTAAAGGTGTCTAAAAATTGCTACGACTCCGGCTAACAACAGTAAAAACAATACCACTTTTGACAAGCCGGAAAAAAACGATAATTTCACATCCGTCATATTTTTGGGCTTATGGTTGTATCCTTTATTGACAAAACCCATAAGAGGTTTTAAAATATTAATAGATATTTTTTGGTGTTTCATTTCTTGTTTTAAACCGTTTGGGCTTCCTCTTGAAAAAGAGCCTGGGCGGTTTTTTGATTTGACTTTATTGCCGTTTGTATGTTATGTATTAGTTATGAAATATCTTAAAATAATATGGATATAATCTTTGTTGGAAAGCTTATATTAAACACTGTTCTATCCCTGCTTATCCTGGGAGTTGTTGCTGGGGTTATTTTTGCTGTTGTTTATGGGTATATCAGATTAAGAAAAGTGTCAGAAAATATTGGGAATAAATATCTTAGATTTTTGGCGCGTTATGGTATTTATTTTCTTTCTGTCGTAGCGGTGATTGCTTTTATAATATTTTTACTTTCACCAGCTAGATTTTAAATTATATGGACATCTTTCTTATTATCCTTCTTATTTATACTTTTATATGAAATATATTAAAATAATTGGGGACTTTATAAAAAAACACTGGAAAATATTTGCTATCGCAACTCTGGTAATACTTTGGGTTGGCGCTGTTTTTGTTGACTCTTATTTTAACCGTCAGAGAGCAGAGTTTGAAAAACAGAATGCGGCTATTTCAGAACTCGAGAAAAAGAAACAGGTTTATGATAAATTATCTGAACTGAAAGCTAAGCAGGATGCGGAACGAATACCAACTGATAATCCTGCCAAGCAGGTTGAGGAATATAATTCTATGAATCCTGACCCTTATACACTCGCTAAACGTCAGGAAGCCATAGAACAATATAACCGTGAATTATCTGAAAAAGCTGACAAAAACTGTGACAAACATATTGATAAACTTGAGAAAGTTATGGATGACGGTCTTGAGGAAATGGAAGAAAAGCGGGATAAGGCTATCGACAATCTTTATAATCAATGTTCATCAGAGGGTTATAACAAGTCTAAATGCAACGAAATTCTAAGAGATACCTTCGATAAACTTGAGAGTGGTTATCAGAAAATAACTGGAGACTTTCGCAAAAAATCAGTCAAGCAAATTGATGAAATAAAACAACGTTGTAAAGAGCGGGTAGAGCAAATAACTATTGGTAAAACGGAGTAGTCTTTCTTTTCTGTATTTCTTGGTATAAAATTTTGTCTTTAATAGGAGTTCGGATTTGGTTGCCGATCTTTTTTGTTTTAACTATTCCGTTTTGCATATAAACAAAAGTATCACCCACTCTTTCTGGCTTTCCGGTACTCAAAACTTTTTGCTTTATCTTTTCAACTTCTAATCCTCTTTGTGTTTCCATTGCTCTTTCTTGCCTTAGTCCTTCCCACTGGTCTTGTGGTATCTGAGAAATTTCTGTTCCTGTTATAGAGTTTTGTATCTTTTCACCGATTGAAGGATATGGATTGAATTTAACCGTTGGTGCTCCTGTAGGAGTTTTTTCTAGGACTGGTATTTGATCAGTGTATGTTTGTGTTCCCACTCCGAATACTCCAGGAGATTGCATCAAAGCTCCTTTTTCTGTTCCGTATTCTCCCATCGTGTCTGTTAAATCCTGGATAAGCATTGGAATAAACCGATTGATAATTTCTGGCGTCGGCCTAAATTCCTGCCCCATTGAATCCTGCCCTGATAGCATTCCAGCTACAAAACCCACTATCGGACTTTCTTTTGAGGACAAAAACCTTCCTATTATTCCCAGTCTTCCAGGTGCTTTATAACCTTCATCAAGTGAAAATTCCTTTCCTGTTGTCGAAGATACCATTTCGTTAGTCGCTAATCGGTAAGCTAAGACAGCGTATTGTTGGAATCCGCCTAAAATATCGTATCTAGTATTGCCTGTTTTAATCTTGGCAAAGTCCGCGCTTCTGGCGTCCGTTCCGATTTCTGCCCCACTAAGTCCCGCCAATCCTAGAACTGAAGCTACTGTTCCACCGAAAGTTAGAAGTGATTTAATAGCTTCTTTCCTGACCGCCGGAGAAAGACTGACGTAATATTGAGGATTCATCATATTTATCCTCGAAAACATCAATCGTGGAGAAAAGAAGGCTCCATTTAAAAGCGATTGAGAGTTATTTAATACTTGTGGCAATTCTCCCCGACCTGTGGCTGAATTGACAAATTTTGCTATATCCCCCGCCTGCTCTTTCCCTAACTTATTAACAAGATCATCAAAAACGTCTGCTCTTAATTTATTTAAAAATCCTGTGTAAGCCCGGTCTGACCCTCTGACAATTTTTCCAATACCAGGTATTTGCTCTGCCCAATTAGACATAAACCTTTCTTCTCGTTTATCCATGAACTTGCTCATATCAGTAATGGCAAGTTTTGATTCTCTCATCAGTTGGTAAGTTGGTCGTGTCTGGATATTTTCCAAAAGTCCTTGATATGATTTTTCACTAAAAGCGTGTTTAAACATATCTTTAAAAGCCGGACCCCATTGCTTTGGTTTCCCTATCAAAAACACTCCTTGTCTTAATGGGGCTGACAAGTCAAAAGACGCCATCAAAGAACGTGGAATATTTAATGCTTCCCCGGCTTTATCGAGAAACTTCTGCCCCCAAGGTCTTTTTTCTAAAATAGTGTCAATAAATTCCTTCGGAAAAACTTCTGATAAAAGTCTTATTTCTCCTTTAGTCGGAAGTTGACCGCCTTCTTCCCCCATTATCTTAGCCAGTCCTCCTTTAGCAGATATCTTTTCAAATGGTGTTAGTAATCTGTGGTTTTCTACGTGGTTAAACAGCGAGTCAACATCGCTCTGATTAAGGCTAGTTCTTATTCCCTCAAAATTGACCTTTGGTAGTTCTCCTTTTAACTGTCCTAATTGAGCAAAGTATCCTTTTTCTCCGGGGACATTCTTTCCTATTCCTGCTATCGCTCCCGCTCGTCTGGCTCTTTCAGCTTTATACAGCGATGTCTGCTGACCTTGTAATGACTTGGCTCCTTTTAGGGCTTCTATCACCTTATTTATCGGGTCTTGCTTTATATTGCCGTCTATGCTACCTATAGGATATGAAGTTTCTACTTGACCACCCGATAATATCTCTTTTGCTGGCCCTTTATTTGAGTTCATTAATTCTGGCATGGTTCGGGAAGCCGGGATTTTTCCATTATTTTGGAAAGTTTCAGGAGAAGCATATTTTCCCGATTCTGGATAAGGGAGATTGGAAATCTGGCCTTCTGGGACTCTTCCTTGCGGTAATGATCCTTGTCTTCCTGGGATTGTTTTGCCAGTGGTTAGTTCAGCCTGGGACGGTGATTTACGCCCCCTAAGGCTTGTAAGGCCAAATAGCAGAGAATCTAAAGCTAATTGTTCACCACGTCCTTTGACATCGGTGATTTTTTTATCGCTAAATATCTGTCCTGGCACTGTATAACCAATATATTTAGCTAATCTTGGAGTATTAGCCAGTTGAGGGATTCTTGATATAGCTTGACCAGCTATTTCATAAGGCGCTACTGCTCCACCAAATTCAAATCCTGACTGGATGCTTCGAGAGACATCATTTTGAGGCTGGTAATTCATCATTTCACTAGCCTTTTTTTGCGATTCTCTGACTTGAGGAATCAGCATTGCCGGATTGGTGTATTTCTGAATATTAGCTAAGGGTTCTACTGCTCCCTTATAAACACCCGATCCGATGGATTTTAAAGTATCTAATGGATTAGTTCTTATTTGATTTCCAATCTGTCCGATTGCATTAGGAATACCAGTAATGGTGTTTTTTACTATCCCCTGCCAAGAATTAGCTTTTTGAGCCTCTTGTTCAGACTGCCTTACTTGGTTTAGGATGTTTTCAATATTTGTTCGTCTTTTTTGCTCGAATTCTTGTTTGGCGCGCTGAACAGCCATCATTTTTAATAGTGGTTGCGCCCTTTGGACGTAGTAAGAAGCATTAGGAGTCCCGCCTTTCGGAAAACTACCACCGCTTGCTTGGTTTTTAACGACAAATTGCTTTATAACTGCCATATTTTATCCCAGTCCTAATAGTTGGTTTATTATATCGTTGTTGCCTTTTATCGGGGGAAGTTTATTGATATTCCTCATATAGTTATCAAAGTAACTTCCAGAATTAACATCCATATTATTAGCTCTTGCAGTATCGGCTATGTCCTGCCAAGAATAACCTTGTTGCAACATTTGATTAGCGAAATCTTGTTGCTGATATGGTTGCCAAGAAGAATTTATTCCTGGAATCTTAGACGTATTTTTTTGAGAGAGAGAAGCCATTTTATATTTCCTGTCAAAAGAATCATTAGCGGCTTGACGCATTAACTGTTGGTTTTGATAAGCGGCTGCCCTTCTTTGTTGATTTAGGTTACCCATTGCCGTGTTATAGGACTGATTGATGTCGTTTGTTCCCTGGACTCTTTGATTAGCTAAACTGCTTAAAAACTTAGCCAATTTTCCGGCGTAGTCAACATTAGTCCTTTGCTGTTGCTGCTGTCTTTGTTCGGAATCAGAAGTCCCATAACCAGCAAACAATGAGGCTAACTGTCCAAGAGCCTGACCCTTGTCTTCGTTAATAGTTGTCTGACCTTCGGTAGACATTTGGCTAATAAGGGCGTTAAGTGCCTCTTGTTGGCTATCCCTGCCTTTTTTTAATCCCTTTCCTTCTTTATCGAATGATTTGTCATCGTCCATAATATTTTGTTGTTCATCGCCTAATTCGTACTTTACCCCTTCAGATATTCCGGCAGGATAACTACCTAAGGCTAAATTATTGTTGTTATTAGTTTCTGCTCTGGCTACTTGAGGAGTACCATTCCATCCATAAGCCATTCCTAATTCCTTGTTAGGTTGATCAAGTCTGTTAGCAAAATCCTGTTTGTACTCATCAGGAAGATCGCTGTTTTTGAGAGTATTAAAATAATCTTCCTCTGCCATTCCCAAATCATCTACGGTTACATCTCCCATCGTTCCGGTGGTTTTTCTGTCAAGATAATTTGATATTGTTGGTGTCTGGTCAAGAGTCGCTCCTTGAACGGTATTTATTCCAAGCGATCCGTTAATTAAAGACTGCATCTGGTCAGAATCATACATTTTTTCTCCTGGAAGTCCTGAATACATCCCTCTAGCCCAAGGAACTAATCCTAGTGGGTCTTTCATTATTTCTGCTGTTCTTTCAATAGAACCCTTGTTGTAAGCGCTTTGGTTTATTCCTAGCGCTCCTAATCCTCTTTGCAGAAGCGATGGTTGTTTTCTATCTTGCTGTCTATTCATCGCTTCAGCCGCCATATCTCTTTGAGAAGAAGAGTTAAAACTTCCTATTCCGATATTTCCGCTAGTAGCTAACTTAGGTTGTACTTTTCCAGTCTTTGAACCTCCTTGAGCGTATTCTTTGTCTTTCTTCTTAGAGGCTTCTTTGTAATCTTTCGGGTCAGGATTAGCGGCGTAGTATTTCTGTTGACCTTGCATTACCTGCTTCTGTTGAGCGGGAGTATAACTCATCGTAGGAAAACGTCCTGGGTCAGTAACTTGTTTACCGTAGATTGCATTTGGGTTATTAAACTTACCAGAACTTTTAGAAGAACTGGAAGAACTCTTTGAACTTTTACTCACTGTTCTTACGGTTTTGGTCGGAGTAGTTATTTTTCCAGTCTTATAGTTAAGAGATCCCCCAGCTTTTTTAGCTGCTGCTTCGCGTGATGATAGTTTAGCCATATTGATTCTTGCGCATAGAGTGACGCTTGAAATTAATTATTTTTAGTTATTTTTGAAGTTACCTGCTAGGTTTGTTAGAATACCCCCTCCATCTGCAGCAGAAAGAGCATAGTAAGAAGCAATTTCAGCATCAGATAAAAGTCTGCTCCAGATAGTTGCTTGCTCTATTTGTCCAGTATAGTAACCATCGGGATTGGGAGTCTGCCCAAACAAAACTACTCCCGCGCCAGTGTTCATAGCCGCCAAAACTCCGTTTTTTATATTTCTTCCATCGACATACAAATAAGCAGTAGTCCCATTATTCCCAAATCCCACTAGATGCCACTTACCGTCATTTACCACTACCGCAGTATCAGCCAAATTGGAGTTATAAATATCCAGTTGAAGACATCCGTTGGCTTGGATTCTTAATCCCCTCCAGGCCGCTGCAGAATAAACACCAAATCCGAAGGGAACAAAAGTATTTCCAGTAGTTTTAACCCAAGCAAGAAATGTGCAGTTTCCTGTTCCAGTTATTCCAATATTATTAGCCGTAGCTATTTTTCCATTACCAGCGAAAGAAGCACATTGTCCAATTTTTCCTCCAACATAAGTAATGTTGGTATCTGTTCCATTGTGAGCTGCCAATGTATCAGTGGAATTTCCGTCTAATTTCCATTCTGAAAGTAAGTTTGTTTGTGATGGAGTTATATACATATTATAAATTCATTCCAATTACGAACCCGTCATAATTACCTGCTGAAGTGCAGATAAATCCTAGAACATCAGTTTTTCCGGCTGTTGTAGTTAATGTTGGTGCAGAACCGCCAGCCCATTTTATCGTAGTGAAAAATACAGGTATTCTACTCCCTGTTGCGTCTTGAACTAATCTAATAACAAAAGTCTGTCCGACTGTTTCATTAGAAAGAGCTAGTGTTCTGTTGCCTCCAAGAGTTACAGTGTGAAGTGAAGTTGAAAGGTCAAAAGTGATTGTCGCCGCATCTGAATTAGAGGTAAGAGTCGGATTAAGTTCTTCAACCGCCAAAATCATCCTGACTTCTTCGGCGGTGGTGTGGTCATAAGCTAGAGCGGCGTGATTGACGTTAGTTGCTGTTTTTGAAGTGCATTTTAAGACTTCAAAATGCGAGTTAATGTTAGTCGCGTCAAAAGCCAAGTAAAACGGTGCGTCTACTGTCGGGATAGAGTTAAGAGGACTCGTAGTGTCGGCGGCGCTAGTCGCTGATGTTAAGTTAGTACCGAATCGTGATTGATGTTTTATTGACATTTTATTATAGTTATTGCTTAGATTTGCTTAGATTCCTGGCTGGTACAAGTTGTCCAGTTCGGAGTAAATTACTTCATATGCGTTTAGTTCCCATCCTTTTGAGGTGGCGTTATCGATTATTTCTATTTGGATATTTCGTCCTATTTTGTTAATAGGAATTTTCACAAAGTCCCCTCCTCCGGTATCTGAAATTGTCAAGCCTCCTCCTCCTGTTCCAAGGTATTCATCTTCCATCATTTCTATTTCCAGTCCGGCGCTGCCTGAATTACCCATCATCTTTATGCGGGTTTTTTTCAACTTCCCATCCACATAAACGTTTATTGTGATATCTCCAGGGGTTCTTCCCAGATAAAGAATGACGTTTAAGAAGAATTTAGATTGAGCGTAATTTCCAAATCCTAATTTGGGGCTCTTCCATTTAGTCGAGATAGCTGTGCTGTCGTCGTTCTTAACAGCGGCGTCGAAGTAATAAATATTCCCTGTTGAATCCCCGAAATATAGTCTGGTGTAACCGTTGGAATCCTTGAATTCCGAAAAACATTGCGCGCCTAATCCGAATTCCCACCAACCTAATCTTTGGCGGTCATAGACTAACATCTTGGTGTTATGGGTCGCTCCTCCCTCGGCGTATGAGAGGTAATAATGATTATCAAAAAATATCCCACAAGTGTCTTCTAGCTTAGATTTTTCGATAGACTTAATTTTGTCATCTACTCTCAAAGAAACTATGTTAGTCCGAAATTGACTAAGCATATTGGGATCGACTC